TTTGTTTTTCCATTAGTTTGCCGGCTTCACACATTGTGACTATTGCCCCACAGAGTTGTTTGTGTTCTGTGTTTAGGTTGATGATGTCAAAGAACTCTTCTGGTTCTTCGTGTCTGATTCTGGCTGTCTTGGTCATTGGTTCACCGTTGGGTGCCATCTTGTAGACGGTTAGGTTGCCTGCGCAGTAGAGCATTTGTAGTTTGTCGTTTACTTTGAGGTAGACGGCTTTACTGTTTAGGGGGTTGGTTCTTTGTTTGTCTAACTCGTTGAAGAGTATGGCTGATGTTGGTTGTGACAGGCAGGCTATGGCTTCTGCTGTGTCGGTGAATGTGTACCAAGGGCTGAAATCTCCGACTGATGTGTCGTCTGATGTTAAGCCTAGGGGGTTGTCTGCTTTGTCTTTGTCTCCTTGTTTGGCTTCTTGTATGACGAATAGGTGTATGCCTGCTGCGTCGTCACCTTTCTGGGCTATGATTTCTGTGGCGTAGTTGGATAGGTAGGGCATCATCTGTTGATGCTCTTTGATTTGTGCGTTTTGTCTTTGTTCTATGGCTTCTTGGAGTATGTCTTCTGCTTGTTTGATGACTGATTCTTCGTTGGTCACTTGCGTATGCCTTTCTGTAGTTCGGTTAGTTTCTTGATGGCTTTCTTTGGGGTGTTGACGACAATGATGTTGTGTTGTTTCACAAATCTGTTTGTTTCGTCGGATAGTTTCTCTGTGTGGCTGCCACCTAGTCCTGTGACTTGTTGGTCTGACACCCAGATGACTGGTGATTTACCGTTGAGTCGTAGGTGGTTGTAGCCGTAGCGTAATGCTGGTAGGTCTACGCCGTTGCCACCTCCGAACTCTGGTAGTCCACGCATCTGTCTGCCGTTTCTGGCTACTAGATGTATGTTGCCGTGCTTTCTGTCTGCTTCTTCGCTGCCGTTATCTGAGTAGCAGACAACTGAGCAGCCGGCTGATGAGTTGAGCACTTGCTTGATGTCATCGTCGCTGAGTGCCATTGACCCTGAGCAGTCAAACACCACGACACCACCGAGTGAGCGTGTCTTTCTGGTAAAGATGCGACGGAAGGGGTCTGTCACTAGGCGATGGAAGTTCTTGGGGTACTTCCCTTCCATAGTGGGTATTGTCCTTCTGCCTAACTTGCCTGTGTGTGGTAGTTCTAGTGGGTATTTCGCTAGGTACGGTACACACCAGCCATCTTCTTCTTTGAGTTTGCCCATTCGTTGTGGTTCTTTGGGTTTGTATGGCGTTGTGGCTTTGCGTTTCTTTGACTCATCGGGTTTAGTGATTTCGTCAATGATGTTGTCTGCCATACGCTCTATGTGTCTAGCCAATGTGTCAAAGTACCATCTAGCCTGACTCCTATCTCTCTTGTAAGGAGAGTGTAAGAAGTCGGTGTAGTAAAGGTAACTGCCGTCATCTAGGAAGCGTTCTTTGACGCTATCTCGTAGATGGAACAGTAGGTCTTTGACTTTATCGCTGATTGGGTTTGACTTGATGCCCATAAGCACCTTGTCGTAGGCACCAGTGCCAATGAACCCTGCGAGACTGTACAACAACTCTGGTGTTATTCGGTTTGAGTTGATGGTATTCACATAGGGCGTAATGTTCACTGTGTCTTTGCTTGGGTCTTCACCGAATGTCTTGTGGAACATACGGTTGGCAACAGCCCTGTTGGCAGACTCGTAGCAAAGGTGTGATACTCGTTGACTCTTGGCTCTCTTGGCTGTGTCTGGCAGAGACCAACGGGCTAGTACTAGACCGTAGCGTCGCATTCTGTCAAACTCAACACCGTCAAGGGTAGGTGCTATGTACTTACCACCGGTAACTGAGTCGCTGACAGTCACTTGTGTTGCTTCAAGTGATGACGCAAAGCCACCATTGCTGGTGAACTTGTTGGTCTTCTGTGAGTGTCTCTGTGGTAGAGCATCAGGCAGAAAGTTCTTCTTGTCTGCCATCAGACTGATGCCTTCACGGAAGCGACCTTGAGCACATCAACGATTTGCTCGTAGTCGTTAGGGAAGACTACCTGTGCAGCAAAGTCCAAGTTGTTAGACGACTGGTACATAGCGTTGAAGTCAACGAATGAACGCAGTGAGTAACGGGTTGGTGCTGATGGGTCAGTCATCTTGGTGGCTAATGAACGCAGATAGTCAGGCAGTGAAGCAATGGCATCTGGGTGTGGGTTGTTGACTTGGCACCTGACTGTGAGACGGTCAAGGATTGCTGGTGCTAGGTCATCTGGCTCACCGTTCATTGTGGCTACGACACTGAAGGAAGGATTGGGTGTAACAATCTCACCTGTGTCTGGGTGTTGCCAACTGCTTGACGCTGTGCTGTCAATCAGTGCCATCATACGGCTTTCCACATCACCGTTCATACGGTTTATCTCGTCGACTACAAGTCTTGCGCCTTCACGCCAAGCCTTGATGCCAACGCCTTCAGCGAATGACCAAGTGCCTTGACCGTTCTGCTTGTAGCAGCCAATCAAGTCGGCATCTGTCATCTCTTCGGTGCAGATAAGACGGTATGCGTTTGTGGTGTTGTTGGTAAGACCGAAGTAGGTCTTGCCTGTTCCGGGCAAACCGTAAAGCAGTACTCTGTTTGAGTGCTTGACGGCGAACTCTGCCCTCTGCCATTCGTTGAGTGTTTCTTTGGTTGTCATGGTTCTATCCTTTTGTGGTTGTGAACAGGGGTTTATTCCTGCTCGGTTTCTGCCTTAGCGATTGCTGAGGCAGCATCTTTCATTACTGCTTGATACATTTCGTTGTCGTCAAACTTCAGAGCTTGGGGTAAGGCATACGCTCTGTAGAACAGAGCAGCACTTGCCCCCATAGAGTCAGCCAGATACTCAGCACAGGCATCTGTGACATAAGTGTTTGAGTGTCCAGTTTGTTCCTTGGCGTTCTCTGACGGATAGAACACAGGCTCAATCTTGACGGCTTCCATAATGACTTCGCCACTTTGGTCATCTCTTGGCACAATGACGATGTGACTGCCTGCCAAGTAGAGAGTGATGGTCATAGACTTACGGTCTGGGTCTTCACTTGGGGCAATGTTTGCGCCCTTGTCGCCATTGCTAGCCCAAGCACCAGTCCTTGCGACCATACCGATAAGGTTGTCTTTCATTGCGTGAATAGCCAAGATAAGTGTCTTGTTGTTGAGCAATTCGTTCAGATTGGCTGGCATCTGGTCGTTGTAGGCAAAGGCACATTCCATCTCAATGCAAGAGTTGATGCCATCTTCTTCGTCTTCAACTGTGACATTGACAACATTGTCTTCTTTGCCTTGGACTTCCTTACGGAATTCTTTGACAGACTCAGGTGTACCTTTGTGTGCCATACGCAAGGTGTACAACTGATAGCCTTCTGCTTGACCGTTCTCCTTGTGTAGCGTTTCTTCTACAGTCAAAGCGACTGAGCGTACATAGTTTCTGTAACGCTCTTCTTCCTTGGTTTGAGCATCTTCCACGATGCTGCTTGCTTCCTGTAATACTGCTTCTTCTTCGGTCATGACGATTACCTTTCTGTGGGTTGTTGTTGGTGACATACTGCTGGAGTTATCTGGTATGTCAGCAGACACAAAGGATTATTGCTTCCAACTAGCAATGTTGGGGGGTTGTTATTGTTTCTCTGCGTATGACCAGTCATCTACCGGTGGCTGGTCTTCAGTTCCACCGTTAGACACGATGTTCTGAACCATCTCGTAGAACCACTTGTTCTCTGCTTCTATGTCCTTGCGAATCCGAAGCATAGTTGCGTATGAGATGTTGACGCCAATAGCCCTGACTGCTTGAGCCAATGCTGATGTGGTTACTTCTCGTCGGCAGCAAGACTCAATGAACAGATGATGGTCATCACCAAGAGCCTTGGTGATTTCTTCCAACTTCACTGATGGTCTGCCACGATGACCGTTGGCTTTGCTCAAAGCATCTTTGAAGATGTCAGACTTACCGTTCTTTCTGACAACTACTGATGTTTGTTGCTTGGGTTTATAGGGTTGTTTCTTCTTCACTGCTGTCTCCTTAGTTGGTTGATGTAGCAAGTCTGAACCTGAATCTGGCTCGGCTCGCCGAACCGAGCATAACTGAATAGTCAAGAACCCCCCTTCGGGGGGTTCTTGGTCAGACATACGGCAGAATAAAAAGACCCACAGGCTTTACACCTGTGGGTCTTAGTGCCAAGACGCTTTGGCTATTGCGCGTATTTGTTATCGGTAGCGGTAGCGCATCAACTGCGGTTTGCTTGCACCCTAAACGTTACGTAATCTTTGCATCGCTCAACCTGTTCCGGTTTCAAAGCACACGCTAAACCTTCCGCGATGTTCGTTATCGGTAGCCGCAGGTCTGCTCTAACTGTGCACGCTAGGTACAGTATCTCTGTTAGAACTTCTTCGATTATCTCCGTGTCATCCTGCGTGAACGACGGGTGGGTTGATTGTTCCATTGATTGTTCTTCCTTTTCTTTCCATTGGGGTTGGTCGTGACGCGTGTCGTGTACAGAGCGGGACTTGCGTCGTCTTAACATGAAGGGTAATCGCATTGTCGCACCTCGGACATTTGTAGTGTTCACGTAACATCGTAGTTCCTCCAACTTGATTGGGAGAATCCGCGAACCTTTCCGTCCGGTTGTATGTATACCCAGGTGGGTGCGTCAGGGTCGCAGTTGCAACCAGCGACGTTGCGCTTGTCGTGAACTACTACTTGTTCGCACTTGTTGCAAACTACCGCTTTGGTGGTTTCTTTCTTTTCCATTTTGTGTCTGCGCTTGTTAGCTTTCCTTCACGATACGGGTGGCACGGGCACTCACAGCCAGCGATTTCCTCTGGCTTCCACATTCTGAGTGCCCGTTCCACAGTACCGCAATGGTCGCAACCATGCTTAGAAGGGTTCTTCATCCAACGTCTTGTGAGTTGGGATGTCCAATGCTTCGTTGCTTACTTCCCACAGTTGGGCATCGTCGAACTTGGCAGCACGCTTTGAGAGGTGAACGGTTTTGCTTTCACCTTTCTTGTTGATGACTGTGACTTGTTCTCCTTCGTGTCCTTCGTGGCGAATCTTTACGCCCCAGTCACCGGACTTCAGTTTGTACCAGCTTGCTTGATTCATAGGTAGTTATCCCCTTGGCTTAGTAGCCTTCTGAGTTGGTCAACCATGGAGCGGTACATGGTGACCTGTTTTTCTAGTTCCGCTATCCGCTTGCGGTCTTCTTCTCTCTGCTCTCGCAATGAATCAACAGACATCTGCATGTCTGTGAGCCACGCTTGGTAGAAGATTGATTCATTCTCTTGTGTCATGGTGTCCCCTTGCTGTGCGTTGACGCTCTATCGGTGAGAGTCCACCCCATACACCGTAGGTGATTCCGTTGTCCAAAGCAAACTTCATGCACTCTTTGTAGACGATGCAGTCGGCACAGTATTTCTTGGCGTCAACAAAGTTGCTGTGTCCTTCAGGGAAAAATATTTGTGGGTCTGCGTTCTTGCAGGCAGCCCACTGTTTCCATGATGCATCAGGGTTGACGAGTTGCCATTCGCTGAGAAGGTCCATGTAACTATAAGCTCCAGGCTTCGAAGCCTTGTTGCCCTTGGGCGGTGTGGTAGTCATGGATTGCTTTTGCTGCTTTCAGATTTGTTGCTGGGTCAAACAACTGTTCGCATCCAACTGTAGACAGCACGCCAACAGATTGCAAGTATCCATTCGGATACCACCTTGTTGGCAGGCACCATGACCTGTCGTTGATTTGGGTAAGCCCAATGTCAGTAGAACCATCTTTGTTTAGCGTCGTGTTGTGTTGGGTCGGGTCGCATCGGGACTCACGCCACATGATGTAGTCCAGAGTCTCCATGTCCTGTTGTTCCCAACCAACCTGTAACGCCAGTCCCCACCACTGACCACACTCTGCGCCCGCCAGGACTGGCGTGGTGGTGGTGGGGGACTGGGTAGTGGCTGTGGAAAAGGAGGAAACAACAGCCACCTCCGTTGCGATTGTAGTTGGGGATGGGACCGGCGTGGGCGGATTATGTGCTAACCCCACCCCCAACGTTAATAGTGCGGCAGACGCGGCTGCCATGAACCTCGGTATTAAATCCATCGCTTTCTCCTAGCGCTCGATTTGTTGTAGCAGTGTAGCCAGTTCAGAGAACTCTTCCAAGTCCATGAGTACGATACCTTTGGCGGTGCCGTCGGGCATCGCAACCATGATGAATGGGCGGATGTCGCCCAATGCTTTGGCTGCGTCGGACTGTGCTTTGGCTAGGTAGAACCTAGTGGCAATCGGACCGATTTGTGCACCGGCTTTTATTTCTGTTCTGAATGCGCCACCCCAGTTCTCCTCGTGTCGTGTGAGGTGACCACCCAACCCGAGTTTCTTTCTGGCACGGCGAGCTTTGGAATCGCCCTTCGTTCTGTTGCGACGACCACGGGCAGAGGGGTCACCACATCCACGGATGCGGCGACGCCCCTGCCTGTCGGGTCTGCCAAGGGTACCGAACAGAGGACACCCCCCCGAGTTACACCTGTCACGGTTCCCTTGGCATTCCCCTTTACGCTGGTCATTCACGATTTGCTCTTGCCTCCAAGGCTTTGATTGCTGAGTTTGCTTCACCCTTGGTGAGCATGTCCAACTTGTTGATTGGTCTGTTGATTAACTCTGCAATTGTTTCTGTCTGCTTGGTCCTGTCGCCAATGCCGTTAGCCATAAGCATAGCCCGAAGTTTACCGAGTTGGGCTGGTGATGCTTTGGCATCTGGGTCTTTGATTTGTGGTTCTTGTTCTTTGGCTTCAGGGAACACAGCCTTGACGTTGGTCACGAAGGACTCTTGTGGTTTTGGTTCAGGCTTCTGTTGCATCTGTTTGAATGCGTCACGCAACTTGGGCATTGACTCGTTGGTCAATTCGTACAAGTCAACACCGGCAGACTTGGCAACATCTTGTGGGTCAAGTCCAACCTTGGCGCAAGCTTCACGGAACTTGGTGAGCAAGTCGGCATCGGACTGTGGTTCGTTCATGCGTTGCACCTTCTCCATCTCCTGCCTGCTTGGGCGTGGCGAAGTCTTTGATGCAAACTTCCAGTTAGCCAAAGCCCTCCCGATTGAAGAAGTTTCTGCGTTCTCCACGTGAGATGTACGGTTCACAGGACTGGCGTCACGCACCTCTTCGGCAAAGCCAGTAGCCACTGGGCGTGGGTCGTTGATGTCTTTGTATACCTCTGCCTTGAACACCACGCGCTTGTCGTCGTAGTGGTGGATGGATGTGAACACTTGCCCGTTGGGGAATTCTTCCCAGAACTTGGCGAGTCGTGCTTCTACTGTCTCGTAGTTATCCAAATTGAATCTCATTGCTGTTCTCCTTTAGTTGCTTTGAATTGCCTGTATGTGGTTTGTTTCTTGTATTTATCTCGGAGGGCTGGATGTTCCTCCTCGAACTTCTTCTGGTCAAATGACTTGCGACTGACGTTCTTCCAAGTGCACTGAACCATACCGTTGTGGGTGGCGATTGCTGCATCGCCCATGCGTTGGCAGACCTGAGCCTGCAACTGGCTGACCTGTTCTTCCATGGACTTGATAATCTCCTGCGACTTGCGGAGTTGGTCAAGTATCGCCATGGTATCGGCGTCCAGTTCCACCACCTTGTCCTCTGCATTGGGGTGCAAGGAGGATACGTTCTGGTATGACGGACGCACATCATCAGGGAACATGCCCATGTCCACATAGGACAGCAGATGTCGGCACGCCTCAATGTGGGCACGCTTCTCATCGCTGGTGACTTTCTGTGTGTGGAACTTCAGGTCCATGTCTGAATCAAATACGCACCAGACAATCTCATCTGTGCCTGTGCAGATGGCTTGTTGAACTCCCTGCCAGTACCACATGGCTGGCAGTTTGCCATCGAAACGCTTCTTGCTTGTCTTGATTTCGTGGACCAACCCATCAGGATTGACGGCATCAATCGTGGCAATCAAGCGCACACCGTCCTCTTCGTACACATACATCTCCTGTGGCTCCTCAAGTGGGTAGCCAAGCAGGGAAGATGACCAGTTGCGAACTGGTGCCTCCAGCGTGGTGCCACGCAGCATCGCTGAGTTCGGGGCTTTCGGTTGCGGTGGTTCGGCAGCGATGAGTTCGCTAACAAGGTCGGCAGTCTTTGTATACGGATGAGCGCCGTGGACTGCGGCTGCAACGCTCGCTGAGATTCGGGCTTCGCCGTTCTCGTTCTTCCATCTCACTGCCAACCATTCGGCGGAACCGTGCGTTGGCTTGCTGATTTTACTGATATTCATGGAGCCTCCTTTGCTCGTTTGGGTCAGCGTATCGCTGAATGTTTCATTCCACAACCCAGTCAGGTTCGTCAAGCACGACGACTTTCTGAACCATGCCGACGGGAATGTGGGTGACCATACCAATCGTGTCCATCTCCGG